ATGATATAATCTGTCAATCCAATAGCTTTCTTCAAGTATGGGATATTTTCAGGTGATGCTAATGCCTGCATGATATCTGGATTATTTAATTGAAATAACTCCATAATAGCATCTTTCTGCTGATTCCACGTAATCGGCAGATTTTCATTAGCTTCTAACTCAATTGAACCAATCTTACCTCCTAATTCAGCTTTACGAATGAAAACATTGACAAAATTGCCAAATTCGTCCTTTTTAACCTGTTTTTCATCCTCTTTGATGCAATCGATATACATCGGGATGACCTTGCCGAATATCTCCTTCCACCATGATAGGAGCATTTTCCAGGTAGTTTGGAGGCGCTGAAGCGCCTGTGCTCTAGACATACTGTATTCTGATGCCGTGCGCGACCCTGCCATCTGTCCACCGAACAAACTCGGTAATGCACCTGATACAAGTTGGCCGACTTGTTGAATTTTATCAGCAAATGGCAATACTTCCTGACTTAATGTAGCAGTTTTCACTTCATAGAATCCTTCACTTAATGCCCTACCCGATTTAGGCTTCGCGGGATAAATTCCACCCGGAATTACCTCTGAATTTCTGTATGCATTGAAATTCAATACTGTGGGGTCTGCAAACGTCTGAGGAATTCCATGCTCCACCGTTTGTAAAACGAGTGAAATGAGGTCGTTAGTGATATCCTGTACCGAAGTGAGAAGTAAACCAAGCGGATCGAAGTGAATATAATCCGACAAAGGATTATAAGTGACTGTCCAATGATCGTCAAGGGATTCATTCTCAGCATATGCCACCTGATCATTGACAACAGTTACTTTCACGCCGTCTGGATACAATTTGAGAACTTTTTCAGATTCATCTTTATTCAGTACATTGAATGCAGCAGGTCTTAACCAACAATTTCTGACTGTGACGTTATTAACTGGATGTTCTCCTCGGTATTGGGGAGAAGTACGCCCCCATTGTTCGTATAAATCGTAATTACTAGAGCCTTTTGAGATTTTGTCTCGCAATTCAGAGTACTGTTCCAACACGTTGGCATAATGAGTTTCATATGACCAAATGAGGTACGAACAGTCGGCTTGATTTCGTGCCCAGACGGGAACTTTAACAAACAACCCACCGTAGACCTCCATACATACACGTGCTTTAGGATGATTAGTAACTCCCACCATCCGAGTTACTGTAACTGTTTGATTCTGTAAATCAGGAACGACCATCTGAGCACATGATGGACATAAATCTGCTTCCTGAAGCACATTATCAGCCGGCACATCTTCAGGGCCAGGCTGGAATTTGTTTTGCTGTTGTGTAGTGATCGTCGGATCACTCATCTCTGCCCCACAATTTGGGCAGATAGATGCTTGTTGCTGTTGTGTCTGATCCTCGTACTGTTTTTCCTCGTATGTACCGTATTTCTTGTCCTCATGCGTGTAATTGTAACACGCGGTCATTCCTTCAGTACAAAAGATGAAAAGAGCATGAAGCCATAGTAAAGGAGTATTATTATGCCTGTAAATCAACTCAGCGATCTTATCCCCTGCTTTCGCTGTCGTTATATCTATCGGGTTATCTGCATCATCAGGATAACAAGTAACTGAAGGAACAGTCACGCTGAGTGCGGCAATAATTGACTCTAAATATGCACGGAAAACATTGACCGGCTTATCGTAGTATCCTTGATCAGATTCTTCCCCTGACCTCTCAGATTCTGGAACACGCCAATCATGTGCAACCTCACTATAGTATGCATTCTGAATATTTTCCCACAATAATTTCAATCTTCTCCATTGTCTAATTTGACGATCTCTGACACCACGGTCCTCATCGTCAAAGTGATCCACAATAGATTTTAATAGAGCTTTAATGTCATCATCAAGCTCTTTTTCTTTTGGTTTATTAGTATCCACTTGATCCTTTTGTTGGTTGCTGATCACTTGATCCTGAATCAGTTGGAATTGGTCTCTTTCTTCTCGGTCCTCCTCCATTCATTCCTGCACTAGGACGCAAATTAGGTGAAAAGATTGGAGGCATTGTACGAGTTTCAGATGGAATAGCAGGCTGGTTTCCAAATGCAGGAATGCCAGGATAGTTTACATTATATCCAGAACGGAACGGCTGATTCATCTTACCTAATCTAGCTCCGTATGAGAGCGCATTAGAGAGATTAGGATTAGTTGCACCGTATGCAAATCCGGGTGCCATTCCGGGGGTAGGTCCTATCCCTGTACTATTAGTACCAGTTCCAGTATTAGGTCCAGAACTAGTATTGGACTCAGTTCCACGTCCATACGTAGGAACAGTTGGACCACTACTACCACCCAATGCACCCATAGCAGCTTCCTTACCCATTTGACCTAATGATGCACCGATTGCGCCCGAGACTCCTGTGCCACCTACTTTACCAGCGGCTCCAGCTCCCATTTTAGCGAGCGCACCTGATGATGGCCCAATTCCCTTGAGTGCAGTACCACCTATGGCTGCTGTGCCCGCACCTATTCCACCTGATAATAGAGCTTGTTTCCACGTCCCTCCTGATGCTTTAGTCGAGGCCGCATTAGCTGCGCCACTAATAGCCATCGCTAGAGGGATTCCTACACCTGGAATAAATGCAGCGGCAATAGGCGCTACCTTCAGCGCCACCTTGCCAATCTTTTTCATTACTGATTTGAAACTCATGTCATACCCCAGGCCACGGAATCATTGAAGCAGTTAGAAATGCAAGCCCAACTGCAAGCAGACGAGGATGATATGGCTGAGTCATTGGGAGTGCTGCTAGAATGAAACAAACTAGCGCAAAAATCAACAGAATGAGTCGAATCATATCTCACCTCAAGGCAGGAATGACGGGCCTATACCCTTCTTCTTCTTCTTACTGCTGGCATATTCAGATTTACCACTCCGCTTCTCGGATAACATGATTGCGATGGCCTGTTTTCTATTACTTACTTTAGGCCCTTTTGGTGAGCCACTATGTAGTTCACCATGCTTGAACTTATGTAATACTTGATCCCAAGGCATTTTAGTATTTCATTGACTTCAAGAATTCTGGTAGCATTTTCTCAGATGGTCCCAATCCCTTCTGACCAACTCCAGGCACTTTCTTCTTCTTAGGATGTTGTACTACCTTTTTCTTGAACTGAAACGCTTTGGGTAGCATGATTTACTCCTAACTCCCTCTCTAATTCAGCAATTTCCTTCTCCTTGTCTTTCATTAATTGAGCCTTCTTTCTATCCTCCTGTTCAAGTATTTGTTGTCTTACGCGCCAAGGCATGAACTTCGGCTTAATTGGTTCAAAATCTTCCTTCTCTACTGGAGCTGAATCGGGCTTGTCCTTATCAAGTAATCGATGGAGTAATTCTCTACGTTCTGCATCGCTCTTGGCAAGCTGCTCACGGAGAATCTCACATGATACACAGGATATAGGATCAAGCCCGAACCATTTGTACATCAACTCTTTTATCATCTTTGAACTCGATACGCGCTTCAATACATTCGGGACAAATTATGAGTGCGCGCACAATCAATCCCTTATCTGGTGTATCAGTCGGAACTGGTGTAAACTCAGTTGATACACTCTTACCACAGAAATGACAAGATAATGTAGTAATCAATGTCTATACCTCGAAACTGGCCGAATCGTATCATCAGATTCAGACTCCAGTTTAGCGGAATTACGATAGAATGCAGTCCAGTCATTTGATTTATTCAATTGATTTATTAGATGTTCCTGAGCTTGAATCTTCTTAAACTCCTCATTAGCTTCGTCGAAGAATGATTCTGCCGCGTCTACTAGATATCTCAAACCATCAATCGGATCATCGCCCTCAAACTCAGCGATGTCCTCAGCAGGTTTGTTATTCTTCGGCTTATCATATGAACACGCCTTAATTGCTTCGATTAGTACAGGGCACTCGCCCTTGAATATCTGTAATTTCGGTATATTAGTTTCGGGTTCCTGTGGAATGAATGAATCTAAATAAGATTTGTATTCAACCATACCACGATTACGCATAATCCACATCGCGTACTCGTCATTATATAGTGGCATCTCCTCCTGATTCATCATTCGGGGATGCCATCTCAAGTATTCATGGATCAGTATCTTGCCTGCTATTCGACTACCAGGAGTGTTGTTAGACAATTCAATTGATTGACCTAGTTCCTCCTCAATCTGCTGTTGGATCGTATGCTCCTGTCCTCTATCCTGTGCGGCCGATTTACAGAATCTAATGAGCCGCGGATTTTCCTTGTCAACGTATTCCTTTACATAAGGTGCCCACTCAGAAATCTTCGTCTTCACCCAATGTAATTCACGGTAAATGTACACGCGCTTATGAGGACTGATGGCAGCGAATCCAACCCATGTCATCGCTGTATAGCCCCAGTCACCAATCACAATACGCGGCCACCATGAAGGTATTTCAAAAGGTTCGATAACGTGTAATGCGTTATCTGGTTCGTCTGCAAATTTTCTATCTCTAAACTCATCAAAGACTTGTCCCTGGTAAGCGTCCCAGTCACCGTATAACTTGGCTTTTCGTTCGGCCTCGATAGTAATACCTTGAAGTGATTGTTTGTATGTTGGATCAATATGCTTATTATCTTCAAGAGTTGAATGTATGTAAATCCGCTTATTCCCTCCACGTCCAACGATAATCTTTCCACCTTTGGGGTATGGTTTAATGAATCGTTTATAAGTCCAAGTGTGTCCGATTCCTCCAGGCATTCCGGCTGCTCTTGTAATGCTTGGTAATCCTGAGCCTTGCGGGGCTCTATTTCTTTGGAATGTGATGTAAGTGTAAATCCATTCGGTAATCGAAGTGAGCTCATCTGGTGTGTAGAGGCAAATCTGCATCGTGTCGTATTGATGGACATCATCTTCATTTTCACAGTGCCCGAGAAATATCATCGCTCCTTCATTATGCGGTCCATACTTCGTACTAGTGCCAGTTCCGAATTGGTCGGGGCGTGGGAACGTCCAACACATTTCAGTTTTATTGAGTGTGGCTCCGAATTTACGGTATAATTCACGACTACGAGGAATGATTTCATTTCTGAGTTCAGGAAATGTTCGACGCATAAAGACTTGCTTGAATTTGGGATGTTCATGCCAACGATGGACGATCCCGTAGAGAAGTAATACGTCTGATTTTCCTGATCCCGCTCCTCCTCCATAGAATGCTTCCTTAATACTTGTGGGAATTGAGAGAAATAGTTCCTGTTTAGGCTCAGGTCTCCACTCGTTTGGATTAAAAACGGGCGGTTTCGGAGCCAGTTCAATCATGCTAACCTACACTCCACGGCTTCATTCCCTGATCTGGCTGTTGTGGCTGTTGTGGAGCGAATGATGGTCCAATACCACCACCCATCATCATCCTCCTACGCTGCATCATCGCATTTTGTGCCGCGCCCCCACCCATTTGATTAGGATTCTGAATCATAGGACCCTGATTCATAGGACCGCGTGGCATTACATCAAGTCGGCCACCCATCTGTCCCTGTAATCCCTGTATGTTGCCTAATCTCTGATTCATTGGATCTCCTGATGGTAATGGTTCAGGAGGACCTGCCATAGCCTGCTGCTGTTGTTGAATATCTTGTAGTGGTGGTCCTTGCATTGGTGGTAGATTAGGTGCTGGTTGTGGTTGTTGCCGTTGTATATAATTCTGTAGGAATCCCAGGGCTGCGGGACTCTGCATAAATCCCTGTGATGGACCTATGCCGGGATTAGGTGGTGGTGGTGCTCCCACAGGTCCTCCACCCATCGATCC